TATCTTAACAGATCCAAAAGTATTAAAATCATTTTCTAAAGCACTAGAAAGTACAGGTGCAGAAACAGCTCGTCGTACGGGTGTAGCAAAAGCAATATTTAGTAAAGAAGATCAACAAGTTTTATTAGATTGGGCAAACAACACGTTGCCAACACAAGATGAGGTAGAACAAATGGATTTTGTCAATAGAGTGGAAGAGTCAATTTTAAGTTTAATGAAAACTCCACAACTTCCTGTGGAATCAAAACCAGCACGTGAAGAACAATTAGATATTATGAGTCAAATGGGGCAATCAGGAACTTTGCAACCTGATGATTATGAAACAGGCTTAATGATTGAAGATAGATTAGCTCCAACCTTTCCTATAAATACGGAATCAGATTTAGGAGCTCAACAAATAAATCCACAAACACGATCTAACCTAGCATTCGGTAGCCTCGATGATGCATTACAATCCCAATATGGTGGAGGGGGCATAGGAGGACTATGAAGAAAAGACCTTTATTTGATGGTGGCGTAGCTTCTGTACGTGTCATGCCTTTAGGTATGAAAGAGGGTGGTGATTTATCTGTTCCGCCTCCAAAATCAGTTAATCCACCTGTTTCCTTTAATGAAGGAGGTAATGTAAATTCTTTAATGCCTCGTTTTGATGAATTTTCACCTGAACAAAAACAACAGTTAGATGAGGAAATTTATCGAAAACATTTTTTCGATATGATGAATGAACAAATACTAAGAGACGAAATGGAGAAAGATCCTTATTTTCAAATGGAACAAGAAAAAAGAAAACGTCAATATTATCAAATTCCTGATCTTCGTCCTGCTGGAGGTATTATGAATGTTCCTTCTCCTAACTTTTCTCAAGAAAATAACTTGAAACCTGCTGGGATTTTGTCTATAAACAAAGTCTATGATATCTAGACTAAAACAATTTATACTTAAACTATTCAAGAAAGGAGAACCCGATGAACATGAAAAGCATTGGGGTATAGGAGCATGATTGAAATTACAGATTCACTGAAGGATAGAGTTCGTCTTAACGAAGGTGTGAGAACTCAAATGTATTTAGATTCACTAGGTAAAGCCACGATTGGTATAGGCCACCTTATTCAGCCTCACGAACGAGAAAGATACGCCGAAGGTGTAGAAATCTCCATGGAGGAAGTCGAAGAACTATTTGATATAGACTTGAATAGAGCTGCTGCGGGGGCTGATTTATTAATAGATGAGTGTATTGGAAAAGATTTACCACAAAATGTGTCAGAAGTAATACTAGAAATGGTTTTTCAACTGGGGACCAATGGTGTCCGTAAATTTAAAAACATGTGGAAAGCAATGAGAGTCAAGGATTGGGAAAAAGCAGCCGCAGAAATGAAGGATTCTAGGTGGCATTCTCAGACACCAAAAAGATGTCAACACCTTGCAGAAATCGTTGCAAATACCGATAAATTAGCATAGGATTAATTCATGGGTGACACAGAAAAAAAATTAACCTTAAAAGCCATGGAGCGAGAGCGTAAAAGGCGTGAAGCTAAAGGTAAAAAGAAAATTTCATATCGTTATGATCACATTAAAGACCTTGATAAAGAGGTAAGGGAGATCAAAATGAAAAAAGGAGGCACTGTGAAAAAGAAAAAATTTCCAGATTTAAATAAAGACGGCAAAGTTACCAAGAAAGATATTCTTATTGGTAGAGGCGTTATCAAAAAAAGAGGTGGTGGATCCGTGTCTCGTGGTATGGGTGCTGCTACTCAAGGTGGTAAATTCAAAGGCGTATTCTAAGTAATCCACTCTTTTAATTCATCTCCCATCACTTGACTGGCTATGTCAACCTTGTTCTTCAAGGCAGTTAATATTTTATCATCAACCGTTCCCTGGCAAACAAAGTCAACATAAGTCACTTTATTCTTCTGGCCAATTCTGTGTGCACGATCCTCACTTTGTAATCTTATTTCAAGATCATAATTGTTTGAAAAGTAGACAACAGTACAAGAGGCAGTAAGAGTGATTCCATATCCACCAGTCTTAGGGTTCGCAACAAGGTACGTGAGATCGCTTGTTTGAGATTGAAAATCTCGCACCAGATCCAAGCGTACTTGATTTTCTGTATCGCCATAAAAAGCTGCAGCCTTAGTATCACCGTATTTCTCCTTTAGTTTGTTAGTTATGGTTTCGATGTTATGTCGATAGGTAGCCCAGATGATAACTTTACCATCAACTTCCTCCAGGACATCCAGCAATTCATCGTAACGTTTATTAGGCAGGTCGTGGATTTCACCATTATCGTTAATAGTGAATCCACAACATACCTGGTGCAACTTAACGATCTGTGAGAGCCGGTTCACAGACGTGGTTGTTTTGTCATTGAAAACAAACATAGCGTTTCTTCTCAATGATTCATACGCTACGAGCTGTTCCTTACTCATAGGTATAAATCTCTTTGTATAAAGTTTAGGTGGCAAGTCCGTACACTCTTCTTTCTTGACACGGAATGCAGCAGAATAAATCTTTTGTTCTAATTCATCTAAACGTTGATAGCCTGTAATTAAAGGAAAGTGACGACCACCTGATGTTGGTCGATTAATAATCTTGGCATAACGAGCACGAAACGCATAAAAGTTTGACTGACCAAGAATCTTTGGATCAAGAAAAGCAAACTGAGTATAAATATCTAAAGGTGATTTGGTAACAGGTGTTCCGGTTAAGATTCTTTTATAACCTATGTCTTTGGTTAATTTAATTAAGCTTTTGGTACGTTTAGCATTATGTGTTTTGATCGTTGTACTTTCATCAACAATCATCATTGTTTTACTTTTATCTTGAACACTTAAATATTTTTCTAAAAACTTTACACCCTTCGGTGATGAAATAGATTCAATATTCATTAAAAATATATTTAAAGGTACAGAATTTTTTTCTAATAAATCAGTTAAGTTCGCTTTTGTTTCGGGATCTTTTAAACTAGGGTCCCAGGTATGAATAAAATATTTTGTTTTATCAGCTGATACAAATTCAATAATTTCTTTATACCAGTTACGATACACGGACTTCGGTGCAAAGATAACACAGTTATCCACACCTTTTTTATGATGAAGAATCATCATATCCATGATTGCGGTTATCGTTTTACCTGTTCCCATCTCCATCAAATAGGCGAAATTGTTGACGTTTGTGTCATGACAAGTTCGAACTGCTTTAAGTTGATGAAGAAAAGGTTCCTTCAAAAAAAAGTTAGCCATATACAAAATAATATATTGCATTTTGTTAGGATTTCAAGTATAAGATTTGTATTGAACAATTAAGTGTTTAGCTGACACTTATAGCTTGTGGCGGAACAACGTTTTTAACAGAGGCGTAACGCACAGGGGTGATAGAGTAGGGCCAACTGGCTGAGGCTATCATGAGTAGGTTCGAGTAGGGCAGAGCAATGTTTATCTGTGTCCCGAAAGTTGGAGGTGAAACAACTAGGCCTCCCAAGCTGTTCTAAAACAAAGGAGGCAAACAAATGGCTAACACAATCAGTTTTGAGGATCTCAAACATGATGCAGGAGACCTTAGAAAGCTACAAGACAACGACTTAGATTCTCTAAGTAAACTTATTCAAAGACAATTAGATTTAGATGTTGAGATTGAAAACATCGAAGAAACACTTAAAGAAATAAAAAGAGAGCGTGAAGTTCTCTCTAGTGAGACAATTCCTTTAAAAATGCAGGAATTAGGTATCAATGAAACAACGATGAAAGACGGTAGTAAAGTGACTGTTAAAGAAGCTTTTCATTGTAAAATACCTTTAGAGAAAATAGATGAGGCTCACGACTATCTGAGAAATAATGACCTTGGTGATATTATTAAGAACAAGGTTTCAACAAGTTTCGGAACGGGTGAAGATAATATGGCAGGAGATTTAGCTGGATATATTGAATCTACCTATGGCATCACCCCGGAAGTGAAAGAATCAGTGCACCCTTCGACACTGAAGGCGACTTTAAAAAAGCGTCACGAAGAAGGACTCACGGACCCTGATGATCTCTTTGGGATTTTCATACGTCCAGAAACAAAAATAACAAAAGGAAAAAAGTAAATGACACAACAAGCAAAAACCAAAAACGAAGTTGCAAAGAAAGATTCTTCTGCACTCGTAGCGAATGCTATTGATCTAAGCCTAGTGGCTCAAGATCAAGGTCAAGGTTTGGCAAAAGTCGATTTAAATACGACTGCGTTGCCATTCTTAAAAATTCTTAGCTCTATGTCTCCGCAAACAAAAAAAGCTAAGAGTGAATACGTTGAAGGTGCCGAAGAAGGTATGATTTTCAACACTGTAACTGAAGAACTCTTCAGTGGTGATGAAGGTATCAAAGTCGTACCATGTTTCTTTGAACCTGTTCAATTAGAATGGTCTGACAGAGGTACTGGCTCCTCTGCTCCGATTGTTCACCCTGTGGATACCCCACTATTAAATAAGACCACAAAAGATAGTGACGGTAAACTTAGGCTTCCAGAGGGAACATACTTAGAACGTACACATAATCATTATTGCCTCCTGCTTAATGAAGAAGGACTATCCTCGCAGGTACTTCTTTCTATGAAAGTGAGCGGTCTAAGTCGATCACGTAAGTGGAACAGTTTGATGCTTTCTGCTCAAGTGAAGCATGGGGATCAAGTTATTAATCCTCCAAGCTGGTATTTCTCTTACCACTTGACAACCAAGCATCAGTCGAATGATAAAGGAGACTGGTACGGCTGGGATATTAAGAGAGCTGAACCTGTATCAGCAGATGTTTATCATGCTGGTAAGAAGTTCTTTGAAGCAGTGAAAAGAGGTTCTGTAGAGGTTAACTACGAACAATCTAGCGACAGTGCGGGTACTGAAGCTAGAGATAGCAGTAATCCCTTTTAACTTGATTGGGGGACTTCGGTCCCCCTTTTAATTCATGGAAGCGTATCAAAAGTTAAAAGAAATATTCAGTGGTCTAACCCGAGCACACGGAGTATTTTACAAAGGTGAAAAGAAGGAAAGCGGCAAAGTCGGTGGCAAAGCTTTCATTATTAAAGAAGACGTAACCGACAAACATTGGAAAGACCATGTCGAAGGTATTGATCCTAGTCTTGGTATCATTCCTATTCGAGATGATTCTACTTGTTCCTGGTCTTGCATTGATGTTGATGACTATTCTATAGATGTACGCAAGACAATTGCTAATTATTCAAAATTAAATCTACCTATTATTCCCTGCCGATCTAAATCGGGAGGATTTCATTTATTTATATTTTTTAAAGAACCTGTTCTGGCTAAAGATGCGATTGCAAAACTAACAGAGATAGCTTCCGTGCTTGGATTTGCTGACTGTGAGATATTTCCAAAGCAAGAATCTCTGAATGCAGAGCGAGGAGACACAGGAAACTTCCTCAACCTACCTTATTTCAAAGGTGACATGAGTGGAAGATACGCTATGAACGAAAATGGTGAGTCTTTGACCATGGAAGAGTTCTTCAATTTGGTTTCTCAGAAGGCAATCACACACGACCAACTTCAAAACATATCTGTAAAGCCTTTAAAACAGAAAAAAGCCACTTTTGACGGCCCTCCATGCATCGAAATACTGCAAAATATGGGTATTTTTGAAGGATCGAGGGATGATGTGGTATTTCACTACTGTGTCTATGCAAAGAAGAAGTATGGTCCAGGAGAATGGCAAAACAAAGTTATGGAGTTCAACGCAAACTATTGCAAACCACCTATGAGTTATGACCAGGTCAAAGCAAAAATCGATCAACACGAGAAAAAAGATTACGGATACAAATGTAAAGACGTTCCGATGCGATCTCATTGTGATAGTTCCAAGTGTCGTATTCGAAAGTTTGGTATTGGTCGAGATGATGTGGAGATGAATATTGCTAATCTCACTAAACTAGAGTCCGATGAATCTGTTTGGCACCTCGATGTTGACGGCTCACGGATCACGGTCACCACAGATGAGCTAATGGACCAAAGATTATTTAGAAAAAAGGTTTTAGAGACACATACCAGTCTTCCGGTGGAGATGTCTAAGCGAGACTATGAGGCTCGTATTAGAGAATTATTAGAGAGCTGTGAAATTATTAAGATGCCAACCGAGGTAACAAAGGAAGGTCGTTTCTATTCACATTTAGAGGATTTTATATACAATCAACACATCACCGATGAGATTGAAGAAGTGTTAAATCATAGTGTTTGGAAGAGTGACGGAAAAATCTATTTTCAGTTATCAAGCCTCGAGCGATACCTTCGTAAAATACAATTCAAAGAATTTTCAACCACACAAATGGGTTCACTGATCAGGGACAAAGGCGGAGACTCCAAGCAAATGAGAATAAATAAAAACTCGGTGAAGAATTTATTTTTTATACCTGATCCTAAACCTCAAAATGAAGCCAAACTCAATATACCGAAAGTCAAAGATGATGTCCCATTCTAAAATAAAAAAGATTTATGGACCACCAGGGACAGGCAAAACAACCTTCCTCTTAAATATTGTAGAAGAAGAATTAGAAAAAAACTTGACACCGGAGGACGTAGCTTTTGTGGCCTATACTAAAAAAGCAGCAAGTGAAGCAATCAGTAGAGCTTCACACAAATTTAAACTTGATCAAAAAGATTTTAAATATTTTAGAACGATTCATAGTTTAGCATTTCAATGTTTAGGTTTATCAACGAACGATGTAATGAAGCCGAAACATTATACAGAAGTATCCGAAGCAATGAAAGTGGATCTCGCACCGAAAGATACACATGATGATGATGGTAATTTTATTCAACAAGATCCTTATTTAAAAATTATTGACTTATCTCGAATAACAGGAGTGGGTTTGTATGAAACCTTTTCTAAGTTTGGTCACATTGTTGGTGGTTGGAGAAAGTTAGAACAGATTGCTGAGTATCTTAAAGAGTTCAAAAAAACTAGAAAATTATATGACTTTACTGACATGCTCTTAGAGTTTAATCTTAGACCTGAAGTATGGCCAAATATAGAGGTATTAATCGTTGACGAGGCACAAGACCTATCGCTCGTACAGTGGCAAGTTATTACAAACCTCATATCTAAATGCAAAAGGGCATACATTGCTGGTGATGATGACCAGGCTATTTTCAAATGGGCTGGTGCAGATGTTAATACATTTCAGTCTTATCCTGGCACTTCTGTCGTACTCAATAAATCCTACCGAATACCTAAATCCCACCACTTCGTGGCATCCAAGATCGTTCGAAATATCAAAGACCGAGTGGAAAAAGAATGGGAAGCAAAAGACGAAGAGGGCAAGGTTGTTACAGTCTACTCGCACGAAGCTATACCCTACAAAGATAAAGAATGGCTCGTCCTCGCAAGGACTAAATACATACTTAATAAAGTTGAAAAGTTCTTCTTGGAACAGGGTTACTACTACGCACGATTTGGTCAAAGCAGCATAGCCGACAAACTCAAACATGCAATCGCTTCCTGGAATAAAATATCCGAAGGAGAAACAGTTAGTTTAGATGGTGTTAAAGCCATGTATGAATACATGAGTTCGGGTGTAGGTGTTCAACGTAATTATAAAAATTTAAAAAATATTGATGACAAAGAAAAGTTTGATTATGAAAAACTTTTATTTCAACATGGTTTGTTAATTCAAAAGACAGCGACGTGGTACCAGGCACTGGATAAAATTCCCTATGGTAAAGTGATATATATCCGACAGTTAATGAAACGAGGAATTAACATCTGGCAAAAACCACAAATAGAAATTTCTACGATCCATGGTGCAAAAGGTGGAGAGGCAGACAATGTCGTCTTACTTTTAGACCTATCGAGAAAAGCCGAAGAAGCATTAATTAACAATCCTGATGATGAACACCGAGTCTTTTATGTTGGAGCAACCCGAGCAAGGAAAGAGCTTTGGTTAGTGCGTTCAGAGTCAGACCGAGAATACCTGGAGGTAATTAGATGAGAATTGTATATGTTGACGGAAAAGTAAAAATATCTTTAATAGAAGAAGAAATGAAAGCCATCAAAAAACATTGGCCCCAACCCATCGAGATTGACGAACGTTGGATTCCTTTTTTAGTGGAGGACATTGCCAACGTTAATTTGGAATCATGGATGGATAAGCTAAAAACAAAGGAGCAAGATGACGATACAGAATCCACTATTTCAACCACCGAGTGAATGGGTGTGTCCTGAGTGTATTGATTATAAAGGTCAAAGCCCTGTTGCTATTGATTTAGAAACATACGATCCTGGGATCAAGGACCACGGCCCAGGGTGGGCAACCGGTAATGGTAAAGTCGTGGGTGTGGCAATTGCTTGGGAGGGTTTCAAAGGATACTTTCCGATCGATCACGATGCCCCTGGTAATTACGATAAAAAAGTTTTTATGAGACAGTTTCAAGACATGCTCGATCGTTGTCCTGAAATTGTTTGTCACAATGCCATGTACGATATTGGTTGGATGAGAAGAATGGGAATGAGAATAACTTCTAAGATTTGGGATACCATGCTGATGGCTCCTATTTTGGATGAAAATAGAATGCGATACTCTTTAAATGTCGTTGGACAAGATTACTTAGGCGAGAAAAAATCAGAAGCACTTTTATATGAAGCAGCGAAAGAATGGGGTGTCGATGCAAAGAATGACATGTGGAGATTACCACCCATGTATGTCGGACCCTATGCAGAACAAGATGCGGAGCTCGCCTTAAAATTATTTCATGTATTACAAAGAGAAATACTAGCACAAGATTTAACTCACATTAATGAGTTAGAACACCAGGTCCTTCCTGTCTTAATTGATATGAAATGGAATGGTGTGAGAGTTGACATAGATCAAGCCGAACAGACTAAAAACAAACTTCTGAAACAAGAGTCGGAACAGCTCCGACAGATTAAACAAGAGACAGGAGTTGCTGTGAATGTTTGGGAAGCTAAATCTATATCAAAGATGTTCGATGCATTATCGCTTCCATATGCACGAACTGAACTGACGGGTGCTCCTAAATTTGACAAGCATTTCCTCCGCACACATGAGCATCCGTTGGTTCAAGCAGTCGCTCAGGCTCGTGAATATAATAAAGCTCGAACGACTTTTATTGATACTATTTTAAAGCATGAACACCAGGGAAGAATTCATGCCGAGATCAACCAATTACGAGGAGATAGTGGTGGCACTGTCACAGGACGACTCAGCTACAATACACCTAATCTTCAACAAGTTCCTTCCTCTTCTGTTTTAGGACCGATGATACGCTCGCTCTTTATACCCGAAGAGGGAATGCAATGGGGTGCGTTTGACTATTCTCAACA